CCCGCCTTACTCAAAGCAATAGCGACTGCTTGCTTTTGTGGTTTACCAGCCTCCATCTCCGTACGGATATTTTGGCTGATGGTTTCCTGTGAGCTACCGCTCTTCAGGGGCATTAAAAAACACCTCTGAATTTAGTTCCGCGCAAAGCCGCCCCACCACCACGACAAATATCCCCGTTGGTAGCTCGGTTGCTTGTCGCATCCATCGTGGCATCCGTAGCCATGCCACCATCTGCCATACGCAACATTTCTCCACCACCCTTCTTCTTGTCGCGCTTTTGTTTAGCCGCAGACTTCATGGATTCTGAAGTGTTGCCGTCATTATCCATATCTAAAAAATCGGGTTTTACATTGCCACCATCTGCCATACGCATATAACCCCCGCCCATCTTTTCTTCACGGGGTTGTGTGTATTCTTCAAAAGTTTCTTCTAGTTTTTGGCGACGCTTAACTTGCTTTTGTGTTTGTTGACCTGCTCTATTTGCCATATGCGGCTCCTATCTATTGCCTTGTTGACGTTGGGCGTTTTGTTGCATACGGATCATAGCAAGCTCCTCGGAAGATTGTATGCGTTCTCTACCAAGTGCCACATTTTGCGCCTGACGTTGGCGATCTAGTTGCAGTCTTTGCTGGTCATACTGTTGATCCGCTTGTTGCTCTTGCGCACGAAGATCTAGCTCTTTCTGCTTGATCTCTACAAGTGGGTCTTGCTGACCTGACTGTGGTGGATTCTGTTGCTGGAACTGCGAAATCAGCTGTGCCTGTATCTGAGCAATCATGTTTTCATGCTCTTCTGGCGGTAACTGCTGTGCCTGTGGATTCTGAGCCATCTGCTGGTCGTGAATCACCCTAGCCTTTTGTCCCAAATGGTCATAGATGTGTTTCTCAATAGTCATCAACACGGCTGGTTGCATCTGTGCCACTCGGCTGTTCATGTAAGCTAAGTGGACAGCAATATGTGCTTCATGGTCTTGCTGTGGGTAGGCTTGCAGTTTGCCCTGACCACCAGCGGCCGCACTTGCCTTCTGGTTCTCTGTTGATGGATCCTCTGGCTGTTGCTGTGGCTCTGGTTTAAGGATCTGTTCTATGTTCTGCACACCTAACGCTGAGTAAACTCGGTAATAGGCCTCATGCAGATTGTGTAGCTCTGGAGCAGCTTGTGCTAACTTCAACTGCTCCTGCGCCAAAACCACACGCTGTGACATACTAAAGATGTTGGGATCACTTACTGGTAAAATATCTACCCGAGCATCAAAGTCCTGCGACTTGATCATCGCATCTACGCCTACCTCATAGGGGTAAGGCTGGGGATCTTCCGCAAACAACCGCCCAAGCATCTTTAACTCTTGCTTCATACTGGCATGGAGACGTTTATGCACCGCGCTGATGATTCTTGCGCCACGCTCTAACAAAGCAATGGTCGTGCCTACTGGCATTTCCTTATTGCCATCCGCTATACCTACATCTGTATTGCCAATAAACCGCTGGGCAGACTCAACAACAAAACCCATCAGCTGGAAAAGCGTATTACTCGGTTCTTTGTAGGGTAATGGGATAATACTTGCCCTTAAATCACCTCCTGGAACGTCAACATCTCTAAATTCTCCGGGCTGTAAGGGGTTATCATCATCTGCAATCCGTAAACCACGAGCCTTAAAGCCACTTGGCATATTGCTCAAAGTTCCGCTGTCGATTAACTGGCGCAAAGTGCTAGTAGCAGTGCGAGAAAGGTTGCCAAGCAGGTGAATCAAGCCAAAACCGTAGAAACCGAGTCCTGGAGTGAACTTATACTGTACAAAATGCTGTATTTTGTTCTTATTGGGATCATCTTGGCGATAATTTCTGCGTATGGACAGCACATCACTGGTGTCTTTGCACAAAGTAACAATATACGGCAGTTTTATACCCGACTCTTCGCCATCTTCCATCAAATCTGGGTACTCAGGAAGGTCCAAATAGCAATGGCACTCGTAAAAAGTAAGCGAATCGTTCTTACTATTGGGCTGGATGCCCTCTAAACGGTCATATTGCTCTGTTATTTCATCCGTATCCTGCGCACCAGCCCTAACTTGCACATCAGCATAGACGCCAGCAACCTGCATCTTTCTGAATTCATTCTCTGTTAGCTTAAAAACGTGCGTAATCCGCTCGGCTGTCTCCATATCCGTGGCTGAATACGGTACAATTACATCCTCACTTGGAATAAAACGGCTGACAGGCCGTCCGAGGGCGTCATCTCGGTAAATCTTTTTGAAGGCACTGCCAGCTAAACCTAAAAAGTAAAGCATTTGGTCAAATTCTGGCTCATATTCTTCCATCTCATACATGATTTGGTAATTCATGTAGTCTTGGACTCTGCGAGCTTGTGCTTCAACCGCTGGACTAGGTAATCCAACTATGCTTGCTTTGACAGGACCAGTGCTAGGAAGCATCTCTTTGTATGCTCCAGCTTGGAATTGGGTTACTGCCTCGTTCAATATTGGGTGAATTACCCCTGTTGCACCTCTAAACGGCTCGGTGCGCTCATCATACTGGAGGCCAAGTAATTTCAAACCGTTTGTATAGGCATCTGCCCACTCATCACGGCTATGTTTGTCGTCCTCAACAGAAGACATAACGTAAGTGCTGACTCCAGCCAACGTATCATCGCTGACCAGTTCGGCTAAGTTGCCGTAAAAATCATCTGGCTCCATGCCATAATTGTCTTCTTGACCAAACTCAACCGTTGCACCACCATCTTCGTCGGTAATTACCTCAACGTCGACCAGTTCCTCTGGCTTTTCTTCATCTATTCGGGGGAATGTCTCGTTAGGAGCTTGGAGTAAACTCCTGTCTACATTACTTGGGCGTTCATTAATAGCCATTAGTAATAGATCCTTTTTCTAGGGGCTGAAGGTTCTTCTTCATAATCTTCAGGGTGGCGTACAAAACCGCCCTCCCTGAATCTCCGCAAGGCTTGCGTAACTGTATCGACGTAATCGTCATGCTCTCCAGCAGGGAATGCGGCACATTCTTCCACCACCTCTTCAGCCCAACGAGTCTCAGGACACCATACTAAACCACTTTCGAAGATGGGGGCAATGCTATTCACTCGGGTAAATTTGTCATTTCCTCGGCTAGGACTGTAATTGCTCACCGGAATGCCCATGTTCCGTAGCTCTTGGGTCAATGGCATACCACTAGCCTTCGCCTCGATCAAGACACACTCCGGATCCCAATACTTGTACTCATCCAACGCAATACGCCTCAACTCTGGAAAGTCCCATCGTCCACGCTTCGCGTCCATTAGAATAATGTTAGGTGGTCCACCCTCCTCTGGGTAAAACACACCCCATGTGGTTATAGCACTATAGTCCGCATTGGTCTGCTTACTAAAAGCGGTATCGTAAGACTGCAACACATAACTCAGGGTTGGGGGGCTATCTTTTTCCCAAGTCTTCCACCATTCGCGTTTCAATATAGCAGAAACATCACTCGTGGGGTTCTGTTGCCACTGCGCCTCCCACTTACCTACGGTCAAACTACCCTTTACCGCCAACAAATCCTTCTTGTTCCAAAACTCAGGCCATAGGGGTTCATCCGTATCGGGCATCAATGCTGGGAACTCAACTATCTCCCACTCATCAGCCAGCACATCCTTAGCTTGCTGGCGCAACAACTTTCCTGTTAGGTCGTTCTCGGCCCATCGGGTCATCACTATTACGATTGTCCCTCCGGGCTGTAAACGCTGACGCGGCCCAGACGTGTACCACTCATAAGCGTGTTCAAGGGCCGTGGGACTCAAAGCATCCTGCTCTGAATGCGGGTCATCGATTATGAGCAAATCCGCACCACGTCCCGTCACCGCACCACCTACACCAGCCGCAAAATATTCTCCTCCAGCACTCGTCTCCCATCGACCTGCGGCCTGACTATCCGCTCGCAACTCTACATTTTCAAAAATCTGCTTATAATCCTCACTGTTCATCAAGTTACGCACCTTACGGCCAAATCTAAAAGCCAGTTCCGCTGTGTGCGTCGTCTGCATAATCTTCAACTTTGGATTACGTCCCATCAACCACGCTGGGAATAAGTAACTCGCAAACTCACTCTTCGTATGTCGCGGCGGCATATTCACAATCAACCGCTTGCACTCTCCACGAGCAACTCTGTCAAACTTCTCAGACATTATCTTATGGTGGCGTCCGTTTATGAACTCAGGCCAAACCGCATGAACAAAGTCCATATAATGCTCGCGGGCTTCCTCTGCCTTCTCTATCTTCTTCGCTCGCTCCACCAACTTGGCAAACTTACGCAACTGGTCTTCGGGCAGTGACTCCAAACTCATATATTCAACACCGAGCGAACATGGGAAAAGTTACAAGATATATCGAAAATTTTTCGGGGGCAATGAACCTACGCTCAATATACACAATAAGGGGGGTGGTGGGTCGGCTTTACGTCGAGTAAAGTTCACTAACCACGAATAATGTTTCGACTATCGAAGAATCGCGGAAAACATGGTTAGGCCTAGCCCTAACCATAAGTGCGTGTCTCTCAGGGGGGGTGCGGGGGGCGGGGGGTGGCTTGGGGTTTTGTACCAAACGGTTTTTTATGGCGCAAAAAAATGCCCGCACTAGGCGGGCATTTTGTACTGGTTGGTTTACTTTGTTGGCTGTGGCTGTACAACCAACTTGACGTATGGCGTACCCCATGTTGCACTGCTAGTACTGTACCCGCCTTGCAACATTGCCATTAAGCAGACTGGCTTTTTGCTACTGTGGCCGAGTGGCTTTGCGGCCGCTAGTATGGCTTGCAAACTAGTATTGCCGTCAACCCCCTGCAATATCCAGTCCTGTATAGTTTGGCGC